ATTTTCTTCACACCCGCGCAAAAATAAATGTACTAAATTTTAGACTATATTTGTAAATATGAAAGGAAGGCCACGAATACCAACCGAAATTAAGATTTTGAAGGGCACCGTCGAGCGAAGTAGAGAATTGGCCGCGCCTATGATTGTCGAACTAAGCGAAGGGGTGCCACAACCTCCAGCGCACTTAAACGCTTTGGGCTTTGAGTACTGGGATATCACTTGCAAGGAATTAAAAAACAATCATTTGTTAACAGGCGTTGATCTTGGATTAGTTGCCGGGTACTGCAATGAGTTAGGACTTTATAAAAAAGCGTGCGGAATGACGGAGGCCGAGGGCGAAGTTGTATTAAATCGTTTCGGTGATAAAGTGATTAGCCCCTGGTACGATGTTAGAAGCCGAGCACTTAAGCAAGCTACACAAATGGGGCAACTATTTGGAGTAACGCCAAGCGCGAGGGGTAAGATTGAAACAGGCAAGACCGCGCCAGTAAGTAAATTGGAACTATTACAAAAATCAAAAATAGCATGAAAAAGAAAACAGAAACAACCGAGCCAGTGGAATTGACTGAAGGCGTAACTTTTAAAGTTGAGCCAAGCGGTTTGCATTTTATCGTTAGCCGTAATCAAGGCAGCGGCTTTAAGCCTTGCGGCAAGGATGGGCTTTGGAGCGATACGCCGCACCTTTACAGAAACCAATACCTTGCGCAGATAGCTTTAGATTATTTCTTTGCGAATAGCTGAGCAGTATATTGAGGGCGTAGTGAGTGGGCGCGTAATTGTGTGCGAACACGTGCGCAATGCCGTTAACCGTTATCTGTCGGACAGGGCGGGGGGTTGGGCGTTTAGTGAAAACTACGCGCAGCACGCCATCGACTTTATCGAACAGCTTGAGCACTCGACGGGCGACTATGCCGGCAAGCCCTTTAAGTTGGAAGGGTGGCAGGCGTTTATAGTTTGGAATCTGTTTGGCTTTCTCAATCCCGACGGCTCGCGAAGATTTACGCGCGCTTATGTTGAGGTACCTCGAAAAAATGGGAAATCTACTTTCTCGAGTGCGGTTATGCTTTACGGCTTAATGGCCGACGGCGAAAGTGCAGCGCAAGTTTATAGCGCAGCAACGAAACTCGACCAAGCCATGATGGTATTTGCGGAAAGCGTGAGGGTTTGCCAAAATGTCGACTGGCTAGCAGAATCGTTAACCGTTAACAACAGTGTAAACAATCGGCGCATCCTTTACGGGCAATCTGTATATAAGCCTTTGGAATGGAACCCAAGTAAACAGGACGGACTTAATACGCACTTTGCAGTGATTGACGAATACCACGCGCACCCAAACGATGAGCTTTACAATGTATTACGCAACTCAATGGGCGCAAGGAGGCAACCGTTGTTATTTACAATTACGACGGCGGGCTTTAATCGTGAGTCGCCTTGCTATAAGCATAGGAATTACTGCGCCTCGGTTTTATCTGGGGCTATTGTAGACGATGCTTTATTTTCGGTTATTTATACTTTGGATGACGGCGACGACTGGACTGACTCGGCAAACTGGGCCAAGGCTAACCCTAATTGGGGCGTAAGCGTTTATCCGCGTCAATTAGAGCAGGCTCTAACCGAAGCAAAAGAATTTGTACACAAAGAAGTCGAATTTAAAACTAAGCTGTTAAATGTCTGGACCGACACAGCGCTAACTTGGATTAACGACACTACTTGGATGGAATGCGCCGAGTTACAAAAACTAGACGGGATTTGTTACGGTGGATTGGATTTGGCAAGCACTGGAGACTTTTGCGCGTTTACTTTGTATTGGCCCGAATACTCTGCAATTAGGACTTGGTACTTTTTGCCAAGCGAGGCAGCGTATAGGCGTAAGGATGCGGCAGGGGCTTCTATTAGGCAATGGATTGCAGACGGTGTAATTACTGCAACCGATGGCAACGTAACGGATTATAATTTTATCAAAGCGCAAATATTAGATTTGGCTTTAGAGTTTGATATTAAGGATATTGCTTACGATCGTTTCAACGCTAGCCAGTTGGTAATTGATTTACAAAACGAGGGATTGCAAATGTTTCCCTTTGGTCAGGGCTTTATTTCAATGAGCAGCCCGACTAAGGAACTTGAGCGCTTAGTAAAAGACGGCAGGCTTAAACACGATGGCAACCCAGTAACGCGTTGGATGATGGGTAATGTATTACTTGCTAATGATCCTGCGGGCAATATCAAGATTAACAAAGCAAAGAGCGGCGACAAGGTCGATGGGCCTGTATCTATTGTAATGGCATTGGGTACGGCTATGCAGGATGCTGCCAAAGAAAAAGAAACAGACTTTTGGTTTATAAGCTTATGAGATTCGTTGACGATTTTATGAATAAGTATTATTTTAACCTTCCTAAGTTTAGAACTTACGAGGATGCCTATAACGCAACGGAGGCCGAGTATCTGGAAAGGTACGGAGTGCCACGCTATAAAAACTACGACGTATTTCGTTCGGCTCTTTGCAGGTGGCTAGCCCAGGGGCGTAATAAATAAGATTTGTTAACACGGCGGAATTAAAGAGGTTGTAATTTGCGGGCGATGAATCTACGATTTTGGGAACGGAAAACAGAAAAGCGGTCAATGCTAACGCAACCCGCGGACTGGTTTGTAAATACCTTAAACAATATTTTTGGCTATCAAACCAAAAGCGGCCAAGCCGTAAATAATACAACGGCGCTAAGCATTGCATCCGTGCACGCTTGCGTTAGAGTTATTGCGGATGGAATCGCGGGGCTTGGTTTGAAATTGTATAAAGATGACGGGCAGAACAGGGACCAAATAATAATCCACTACGCCACAGCTTTAACTAACGAGCCGAATCCCTATCAAACTAAATACGATTTTACCAAGTATATGACTAGCCACTTGGCGCTAACTGGTAACGCTTACGCTTTTATTAATCGCGACGTGCGAAACATCGGCATAGAGTTGCACCCAATCGCGCCGCAGTACGTTACGCCAGTAATGCAGGACGGCCTTTTATTTTACAAGGTTACACTTGCAGGATACCCGGGCATGATCCCTGCGACTGAAATGCTACACTTCAAAGGAATGTGCGGGGACAATCCGCTAGTAGGTTTGAGCCCAGTAGTATTGCACGCAGAAACTTTGGGTATTGACTTGGCAGCAATCAGCCAGAGCGCGGGCGTTTATAAAAATGGAGTATTGAAATTTTTGTTAACGTCAGACGCGCAGATAAAAATAGACCAAGCAGGGCCGTTAAAAAAATCCCTCGACGATGTTATAGACGGGGCAAGCCGTAGCGCTGTGCTTCCTAACGGTATCAAGATGGAAAAATTAAGCCTAAGCCCTGAAGAGGCGCAGTATCTTGAGACCCGTAAATTCAGCAGCGAAGAAATTGCAAGAATCTTTGGAGTGCCTGCTTCTATGATAGGCGCAACGGCAGGCATCAAGTCAAGCGTTGAGCAGGAATATCAAGATTTTTATGCGCGTACTTTAATGTCTTACGCTATCAACATCGAGCAGGAACTAGCGCGCAAGCTGTTAACAGAAAACGATAAGCTAACTTATTACTTTAAATTTAATTTTAACTCACTATTGAGGGCCTCCGCTAACGAGCGAGCAGACTATTATAATAAAGGCATCCGCGGCGGCTGGCTTTCACGTAACGAGGCGCGAGTATACGAGGACGTTAACGCGTTTGATGGTGGCGACGAATATTTAATCGAAGCCAACTTAATGCCTAGCAGTCAAATCAACGAGTATATGGATGCCAAGATTGCAAACCTTATGGCGACCGCAGACAAAAACAATAACCCCGAGGGCGTAAATAACCAAACAATAAATTAAAATGAAACAAGAAAGGCGCACATTTACGGGCACCGTCCACACCAGAGCAGACGGCGAAGGCATGCCAAAAGAAATTGGTGGCATCGCTGCCGTTATTAATTCAGTAACTGACCTTGGATATTTTGAAGAGGTGATAATGCCCGGGGCGTTTGACAATGCTTTAAGTAAAGATTACGATATCCGTTGTTTGTTTAATCATGAAGCCGATTTAATTTTGGGCCGCACTAAGGCAGACACTTGCAGAGTATTTGTAAATGGCGACGGCAATCTTGAATATACTTGGGTTCCAGATTACGAGAACCCTACGCACATGTCAGTAGTTCGCAGCATTATGCGCGGCGACATTACTCAAAGCTCATTTGCATTTACAATTAAAGAGCAGTCTTGGAGCGAAAGCGAAAAGTACGGAACTATGGGCAAGCGTAAAATAACAATGATTGAGGATCTATACGACGTGAGCCCTGTAACTTATCCCGCTTACGAGGATACAGAAGCAGACGCTCGCAGCATTGCAGCAATAAGAGACCAAGAGCTAGAGATTGAAGCCGCAAAACAAAGCCAAGTCAGCGCAGATATTTTGAAACTTGCTTTAGCTAGATATACAAACTATTAAAAAAAACAAAAATCATGAATAAAATTAAAGCCCTAAAAGAAGAGCGTGGACGTTTGCTCGGCGAATTGTCTACCTTGCAGTCAACCATCGAGCGTGAAGCGCGTTCAATGGCAGACAATGAAACTAACCGCTTAAGCGAAATCGAGGCTCGTTTGGGCGCGATCAAAGCAGAGGTTGAAACCTTAGAGAAATTGCAAAACCTTGCAGCTCAGGCAGCAGGCCACAGCGCAAGCCGTAGCGAGGAAAAAGAAAAGTCTAACATGGCTAAAGATTACAGCTTCAAGCGCGCAATGGAAATGGCTATCACTGGCCGTCGTGAAGGCGTTGAGGGTGAATTTTCTGCCTTAGCTTCTAGCGAATACCAGCGTAGCGGTGTAAGCGTAAGCGCTCACTCTATGAAAATCCCTTCTGAAGTATTTAAGCGTGATATGTCTGCTACTGGCGGTACTTCTGGTTCTGAAGGTGGAGTAAACGTTCAAACTTCTGTTGGTTCAATCATTGATGTATTGTTGCCAAAGACAGTATTGCGCGGTTTAGGCGTACAGCAGTTGTCTGGATTGGTTGGTAACTTGGATATGCCAACAGCTTCAACTGTGCCTTCTGCAGGTTGGAACACTGAAAATGGAACTGCTACTGAAAAGAGCCCCGCATTCAGCAAAATTACTTTCAGCCCTAAGCGTTTGGCCGCTTACATTCAGGTATCAAACCAGTTGATGTTGCAATCTAGCAACTCAATCGACGCTTACGTGCGTAACTGGTTGCTTAACGCCATGGCTCAATCTTTGGAAACTGCTGCTATCAAAGGTGGTGGATCTAACGAGCCTACTGGTATCATTGCAAATGCTAACGTAAACGTAACTTTTGCAGGTGGCGCAACTTCAAACGCAACCAACGCTAACGGAATCGCTCCAGTTTGGGCTGACGTTGTTAACTTGATGAAGGCTGTAGAAAATGCAAACGGCGAAGGTGTTGCTTACTTGACTAACCCTAAAGTAAAAGCCGCTTTGCAAACTATTCCTCGCCAAGCTTCAGGCGTTGAAGGTAACTTCATTTGGCCTGCAGGTGGTTCTGAATTGAACGGTTACAACGTAGCTACTTCAACTTTGGTACCTAGCAACTTGTCTAAAGGTTCTAGCAGCACTTTGTCTGCAATGATTTTTGGAGACTTTTCTAAAATGGCTATTGGCTCCTGGGGTGGCATGGAATTGACAGTAGACCCTTATTCTGGTGCAACTGCTGGCTTGACTAACGTTGTGCTTAACGCTTATTTGGATTGCAATTTATTGCAGCCTACTGCGTTTGCGGTTTGTAAAGATATCGTAGCTTAACAACTAGCCCGCTCGGGGGCGTAAAAGTCCGAGTGCTGCGGGGGGTCTTGACTGTACCCCCCTCGGGCCAAATGTTAGTAAAATTTTTGATTAATCCGACAGGGCAATTTAACCTAAGTTATAACTTGGGGGAGGTTGTAGAAATTGAAACTAAGCAAGCCGAGTTATTACTTGAGGCGGGGGCTGTTGAAATTGTGGCTGCGCCTAAGACCAAAAAGAAACCGACTAACCCAGAGATTGAATTAGATGCCGAATAATGTTTAAATCTAGAAGATACACAGCCTTTGCAAATGTAGCCACAGACTACTTGAGTTTAGCCGACGCTAAGCAGCATTTGCGCGTTACGGCTTCCGATGACGACAGTTATATTAGCGGTCTTATCAGTATGGCCGTTGACGCCTGCAGCAATTACTTAGGATACTCGATTAAGAAGGGAACGGCTAAATATGGCTTTGATAGCTTTACGGGCTCGCCTGCGCTAATCAATCCCGTTAACGGTCTCAATATACCTTCTGGCAATTATTTGCGCGTAAATAGCCGCGTATTGGCTGTTAACTCTGTGAGCTATGTAAACAGCAGCCAAGCGGTGACGGCATTTGCAGGCAGTGATTGGATAGTAGCGCCTGACCCAATGGGCAACTACTCACGAAATATCTTCATCAATACCGCGCCCGACTCAATTACCGACGATACAATTAAATACATTATCGAAGTATCTGAGGGATTTAATCCAGTTGGAACCACAAGCGTTGACCCAGATACTATTTTTCCAATGGCAATTAAACACGCCGCTTTGCTTTTAGTCGGTCAGTATTACGATAACAGGAATGCGATAGTAGTTGGAACCATCCAAAGCAAAATATCTTTAGGCTTCGAGTATCTTTTAGATCCGTACAAAATCCAAATTATACTATAATGCAAGCGGGATCTATGGACGTATTGGTAAGCCTGCAGAGTTATGCGGAAACTATCGACGCCAACACAGGCGAGAAATTGCAAACGTGGACCGAATACGCAACGGCTTGGGCTCAGCGCGTAGAACAGGAAAGCGGAAGCGAGCAAGTGAATGCGGACCGCAGAGAGCATAAGCAAATCGTTTACTACACAATCCGCTATAATTCAGCGGTAAGCGTGAAGCATAGAATCGTTGACGCGGGCCTTAATCATAACATTGTTAACATTACAAACCTAGCACGCAATTTATATTTGAAGTTGCAAACTGAACTAACAGAGTGACAAAGAACGTTGAAAATATTGCCGAGGTTATAGACGCCTTAAAAGCGATGGGGGTCGAAATAGATAACCCCGAATTTCAGCGCATGCTCAAAGCTCAGGCATTACCAATAATTAATAGTGCAAAGAACTTAGCGCCTAAAGATAGCGGAGACTTGGCGGCATCAATCGGCTTTATCACTGGCAAGGATAAGGATAACAAAACAAAGGTTTTAATAGGATTGCGTAAGGAATACGAAAATAATTACCTTGGCCCAATGTTTGAATTTGGCACTGTTGAACGTATACAAGGAAAGACAGGCCGCTATACTGGCATCATTGAACCCCGCCCATTTATGCGCCCGGCATTAGATCAAAACGCGGGCAAGGTAACGGACGGAATTATAAACGGCGTGGATAAAATCCTAGCCAAATTAGCAAAGAAAAATAACTTAATATACAAATAATCATGGCAACTACTGGACCA